GAAGCGGCGCGGGTCACGCCGTCGTCCTTGAACGCAGCCGGGTCGGCCAGGACGGCGTCGGCGTGTTCGCGCTGGTTGCCTTCGAGGGCTTCGTAGGCGGTGATGGCCTCGGCTTCGGTCGCCTCGGAGCGAACGACGCCGATGGACTCCAGGTAACGTCGGAGCTTGCGATTCATGGTGAGGGTCCTCTCGGTTGGGGCAACGCTGCCCGGTTGTTTGCGAATCTTCGCGTTGGGGTCGGCACCGATCGGCACCAGCGACACCTCGCGAAGCGTCCATTTCGTCGTGACCCGCAGGATGCGGGACTCGGCCGTATACGTGCGGCCGTTGATCGTCTTGCTCTCGCCCGGCTGGATGTCCACCCACTCGTCCGCCCGGTAGCCCACCGAGACGTCGGTGATGTACTTCCGGGCCACCTTCCGGAACGCACGCATCGCGTCGTCGTCGGCGTCGTCAAAGTGGAGCGTGCCGATCAGCTCGGCCCCATCGGCGCGGATGCTGCGGAGCGCCCCCAGCACCGCGCCCACCGACCACCGGTTATGGACCTCGAGGAACGGGGCCTGATCGTCGTGCTGGACGCCCGCGATCGAGAGCACCTCGTCGATCACCTCGCCGCGCGACCAGTCGTAGACCTGCGCGACGGTTTCGGTCGCCAAAACCGCATCGACCGTCCGCGCCGATTCATTGATCGTCGCCGCGCGGACGTGGATCACCTGCGAGGTCAGGTCGGGGGCCTGCTGGGTCGGGGCATTACGCTGGTACAGCGGCTGAAGCATCGGCCTCGGCTCCTTCCTGCTGCGGGGTTTCGGGGCTGTCTTCTTCGCCGGCACCCTCGTCGCCCAGCGCGAGGATCGTTTTGAGGACCTGGTCGGCCTCGGGGTAGGGGATGCCCGCTTCTTCGAACTCGGCGCGGGCCCGCTTCTCCTGGGCCAGGTACTCCTCGCGCGTCCGCTCGGTCTGGTTGAGCATGTCGTCGAACGACAACGCGCCGCTCGCCCGCTTGATCGCCAGGCCCGCCCACTCCTTCTGCAGGTCGAGCTTGGGCGGCTGGGGCCACTTCCCGATCCGCTTGCCGGAGCAGAGCTTCTTGGGCCGTGGCACGCGCTTCCCGGCCGACAGCTGCGACAGCCGCGTCTCGCGTTCCACCATCCGGACCAGCGGCGTGAGGTCACGCTGCTGGATCAGGTAACGCTGCTTGTCGATGTTCCGCCAGTAGCTGAGCGCATCAAACCGGGCCGAGCTGTAGTTGTGACCGCCCGCGTGGCCCTTGACCATGAGTAGCGGCATGCCGATCGGCCGGCCGATCTCGCGGATCCGCTCGTCGCGGTAGGCGAGGTAGTTCGTGTGCGGCTGCGTCGGCTGGAGCTGCTTAGCCCGCCAGCCCGACGGAATGGTCTTGATCGTGCGACGCTCGACCGTCGTCGAGTCCTGGACGTTGATGAAGGGCGCGTCCTCGTTGTTCGCCTCCAGCAGCACGCCCTGGTCGGCGGCGGCGCGGATCGCGTCGAGGATCTCGTTGTCGCCGTCACGGATGTCGGCGATCACCTGTAGCGCGGACGACGCTAGGGGCACGCCGTGGCGTTGGCCGGGCTCAAGCACGCGGAAGCGGTGGCCGACCAGGGGGGCGTCGAAGTGCTCGGGCTTGGTGGTCAGCCCGACAAACGCCCCCTCCGGCGTGGTGTCGATCCAGTAGCGGACGATGCGTCCGACCGCGTCGGACTCGATGCCGTTGACGAAGTTCGGGTTGCCGGCCTGATCGAACGGCGTTGTCAACTTCCGCGGGTGGTACTGCCGCAGCTTGAGCGTGACATCGCCGCCGGCCCGCGAGTCGTTGACCTGACGGTAGAGGTACGCGCCCGCCTTCCAGAGCATCCGCACCCACTGGTCCAGCATCTCGAAACCGGACAGGACGCCCTCGATGTCGGGCATCTCGAACCAGTCCCGCCAGGCCTCCTCGAGCCAGGCGTTGTAGTTGGGGTTGTCGCTCTCCACCTGAAGGGCCGGACCGCCAGGCCCGACCAGGTCGGTGACGTGCGTCTCGATCACGCCTTCGAGGATGGGGTTATTCGCGGCCTCGTGGGCACACCGCGCCATCAGCGTCGGGAGATCGACAGCGAGATCCGCGTTGATCGGCTGCTGCTCCAACGCGTCTTGCCAGTGCGCGGAGTTGAGGCGGTGCGTCTTGGCGGAGTCCCAGCGCCGGAGCGATAGCGGCCCCGAACCCCCGCCGCCCGCCGGGGATGCGGGCTCGCCCGCCGCCATGCGGGCGAGTGCGTCTGCCGCCGCGTCGATGCCTGGGTTACGTGCCATCACGCCACCCCCGGGTTGGCGTAGGTGACCTTGCTCGTGCGGATCCCGCCGGTGGTGGCCGAGGTGTTCAGCTTCTGCTGCCATCGCTTCTGGACCGAGAGCAGGTGCCCGCGGTCCCAGGTCATCGACGCGCCACCGTCGGCACCATCCGGCACCTTGGCCAGCAGGATCAAAGCGACATCGAGCTTGTCGACGGCACCCGAAACGTCGCCGGCCTCGTAGGCCGTGACCGCTTCATCGATCTTCGCGTTGTACGCAGTGACGCTCACGAGCGGAACGTAGCTGTGCGCGCGGCGTTGGTGGGCGCTGCAATTCCACAGCGTGGAAAAATAGTCGCGCCAAGCGAAAGATTTATGCCCGGCGGCGCGGCTCGACACTCTGAAACGCCCACTCGCACGCGCGGCACTTGTGCGCCCGCATCGGCAGGAAGGTCCGCGTCGTCTTGACGTCGACCGATCCGCATCGCGGGCATTGCAACGGCGCGGGGTGATCCACGATCTTCAACGGCTCAGGGTCGGGCAGCTTCACGATGTACGTCGTCAGGCAATGCCCGCAGCGCCGACGCTCGCTCGGCTTGCCCCACTCGGTGACCCGGGCAACGAGCCGAGACTCCTGGCACCCACAGCGCGGGCAGCAATGGCCTTCGATCTTCTCCATCACGCTGCCCGCCTTCGGCTGCCCGTCGCCTGCTTGCTGAAGTAGTCGCGGACCGGCGGAGGCGGTGTCTCACGCCCGCGCCGCCCATGCGCGACCATGGCCAGCTCGGTCGCGTCCAGCCAGTGGTTGGACGCCCGGACCTGCTCCCAGATCAGCTCGTGCCCGCGGCCTTCGACGAACCGCGACACCTGACGCTCGGCGGTGAGGTGCTTGGCGTAGTCCAGGTGGTCGTTGCGTTTCTCGACCGCGCAGAGCGTCATCGCCTTCGCCGGCCGTGGATCCAACAGCATGCCACGCTCATCCCGCAGCGGGACCGCGAGGCGCTCGTGCACCAGCGTCTTTCCGCCGTTGGCGTCGACGTGGGCGACGACGATCCGGCCGTGCTCTCGGCCCATGCGGACGGTGTGGTAGTGGTCGCCGATCTCGCGGACCGCCTTGTTGCGGGCCCGGGGGGCGACGTACCCCTGCCGTCTAAGCTGGCCGGCCCCGTAACCCAGCGTCGGCATGTACCGCGTGGCGTCGACCTGGCGGATGAAGGGATAGACCGCCTCCTTCGTCAGGTAGCGGGCGTCGATCCAGACCTGGTCCGGCACGAAGACGGAGTCCCCGTCCTCCATCTCCCAGCCGGTCTCGCATTTGTCGTGCATCTGGAAGAGCGCGATCTTCACCGCCTCTTCCGCGCCCAGCACACTCGCCTCGGTGGGCTGGGCCCCGTAGTCCACGACGTGCGGCCCCATGCCCGCGCCGTCGGCGATCACCGCCCAATGCAGGAGATACTTACCCACGTCGATCCCGACGGTGAGGTATTCGGTCGACGCCGGCACCAGGCCGCGTGGCCACTCGGCCACCGTCCGCGCGATGATCCCGTTGACCGACAGCTCCACCATGTGCTGATCGGGGTTCTCGATCGGCAGGGTCCACCAGAACTGACGCATCTCCCGCTCGGCGTTGTCGCTGTCCTCCGACTGCGCGGCCTGCCACTCCTGGGTGCCGACGCGGCCCGCGCTTTTTAGAAGGGAGTGCGCAGCGTTCCAGCGGAAGCCGAGGGTGTCCGTGGGTTTGGCTTCGCCGGTGACGCGGCCATCCTCGTCGAGCCCCTGCCCCTCGTGCAGCAGGGCCGCGATGCGGATCGCCTCGAACCGCTCGTCTTCCGTCCAGGCCGCGCCGCAGCCCGGGCAGCAGTACCGCGACTGGTCCCGCGCCTCGATGATGCTGCTCGCGTCCTGCCAGCCGACCAGGTGTTCACGGCCCAGCTCGACATGCTTGAGGCAGTGGGGGCAGGGCAGCATGATCCGGCTGTTGGTGCCGCGGCCGCTGATCTCCTGGTTGATCCGTCCCTCCTCGATTGAGATCGTGCATTCCAAGTACACGATCGCCTGGTCGTCGAACGCGTTAGACCGCGTCTCCATCTGGCTAACCGGGTCCGCCTCGCGGCTGGCCTCCCCGGCCGTGTCCATCTTGTCTGCCTCGGTGATGGCCACGACCGGCGCGGTGAAACCCGACCGTTTCTCATCGCCGCCACGGGCCGACATGAGTTTCAAGCCCGCGCCGTTGGTAAAGTCGATCCGCTCAAACGCGCCGCCCTTGGACCCGGCGCCTCGGGTGGGGAGCAGCTCGCGGTAACGCGTCGCCTCGATCATCGGCAACAGGTCCATCGACCACTTGTCGCGGGCCATCTCCATCGTCGGGGCCCCGAGGATCACCGGCTGTTTGAGCTCGAAGAGGTGGAACAAGATCGGCACGTTGAAGCACGCGAAGGTCTTGCCGTCCTGGGCGGGCCCGGTCGCCGCCCGCCGCCGGTGCATCGGCCGGCCGTGGTCGTCCCGAGCGTCGCAGGCATCGAAAAACAGTCCGGCCACCGGCTGGCGGTGGATGCGGAACGGCAGGCCCCCGAATGGTCCTCCCGGGGGCAGTCGGATCTCTTCCTCGGCGAAGGTCCTCATCGAGCGGACCTCCGGCACCTTGAGCGTCTCCAGCATCTCAAGGATGAGGTTGAGCCCAGGGTCGCGATGTTTAGTTGTCTTCGCCATCGTCGCCAAAGGTTTCCCGGGCCTGCTGGGCCGCGTCGATCACCGCTTCCGCTATGAGTGCTGCCGCCGCCGGGCCAAACTCCCGCCGCAACTGCTCGCCGGCCTGTCGTAGGGTTTCGAAGATCGAGGCGAGCGCGAGCCGCGCCGTGCCGACCTCCATGGTTTCACCCCGCCGGACCGCCAGGTCGATCTCGGCCATGTCGGCCTTGGCGTGCCGATACCGCTCCAGCCCGTCGCTGTCCGCCCCGCGGAGCATCTCGTCCTCTTCGTCCGCGATGATCCGGTGCTTGTTGCGGGCGAGCAGGTTGTGCATCGCCGGCAGCAGCTCGCCGAGGTCGATCGTCCGGCCGCGGAGCGGGAGCCCGTGACGGTCGGCCTGCTCGTTGAGCACCTTGGGCTGCCGGCCGGAGAGGCGGACATACTCTCCCTTGGGCATGGCGCTGTACGCCGTGTCGCGGGCCTCCTGCTCCTGCGCTTTGCGGCGGCGGCGCAGGGCCTCGGCCTCGCGAGCGGTCGGCGTCTCGCCGCGGGCCTGCTTCTCGATCGCGGCCCGCGCGAGGCGCACGTCGAGCTGCTTGACCGGGTCGGCCTTCTTGGTCGCCTTCTTCTTGGAAGCCGCCCGCTTCTTGGCTGGCTTCTTCTTCGTGGCCTTCTTCTTCCGGGTTGTGGCGGCGGGGACATCGGCCCCGACCAGCTTCTTTCGGGCCATATCACGCCGTCATCTCCCTGGTGTCGACATCGCAGAACACCGCATCGTCACCGTCCCGCGTGGCCTGCTCGCCAGTAAAGTCGGCCCAGCGCTGGCAGATCACGTCCGCGTAGCGGGGGTCCAGCTCGAGCCCGCGGAAGACGCGCCCCTCCAGGTGCGCGGCGATCATCGTCGTCCCCGAGCCCGTGAACAGATCGACGACCACCCCGCCGCGGTCAGAGGACAGGGAGATCGCCCGGCGCACCAGCGCGACAGGTTTCTGGGTGGGGTGGCAGTACGCCCCGCGCTCGCGGCCGACACACCAGACGTCGGAGGTTTCGCCGTCGAACGCGACCACCTGGCCGTCGCTGCGTTGGTCGAGGTGGACCTCCACCGTCTCCGAGCCGTGGTCGAACTCCAGGACCATGCCCTCGCCGTCGTCCCCATCCCGCGCGAACACGGGGGTGTCCAGGTCGAAGTCCCACACGTTGGACGCTCGGCGGGCCCCGTGCCAGGTGCGCTGCTTCCGGGTCCCGGTGTAGCCGTAGAGCATGAGCTCGAACGCCGGCCGGAACTCCTGCGAGCCCATCCCGGCCGAGGGCTTGCGCCAGACCAGCACCTGGTGCTTGAGCCCAAGCCGCTTGAGCTGCATCGCCACGGTGCCGTACTCGGCCGGGCTCATGCAGATGTAGAACGAACCGCCCGGGCGCAGCGCGGCCCGCATCCGCTCCACCGAGCCCAGGATCAGCCGCACAAACGCGCCCTGGTCGAGGTGGTCGTTCTTGATCCCGCCCAGGGCCTGCGACTTGTAGTTCATGTTGTAGGGCGGGTCGGTAAAGACCAGGTCCGCCGTGCCCGCCTCGACCACGCGGCCGACGTCGGCCGGGCAGGTGCTGTCCCCGACCAGCAGCCGGTGCTCGCCCAGACGCCAGAGGTCGCCGGGGCGGGAGCGCACCAGCTCCGCCGCCGGCACCTCGGGCGCATCGTCGGGGTCCCCGGCCGGGCCCGCGGCGTCGAGCTCGGCCAACATCAACTCGATCTCAAGGTCGCTGAACCCGGTCGCGGTCTGGTCGATCGCGTCGTCTTCGCGCAGCGCGGCCAGCGTCTGGGCCAGGGCGAGGTCGTCCCACTCGGACAGGTCGGTCGTCCGGTTGTCGGCGATCGCGTAGGCCCGGGCGGCGCTGCCGCGCAGCTTCGAGCGGACCGCGGCGATCTGCTCCCACCCAAGGGCGACGGCCGCGTCGTAGGTGCCGTTGCCCGCGAGGATCACGCCGTCGGCGTCGACCACGATCGGTTTCTGCTGGCCGAACTCCTGCAGCGACGCCTGGATCGCCGCGAGGTTCTTCTGGCCGTGGCGGCGGGCGTTGGCCTGGTCGGGCCGGATCTCGGAGAGGGGGGTGGCGAGGTTCCGTAGTGGGGGGCTGAGGTGGTCAAGCGAGGGCATGGGCGAGGTTCCGTAGTGGGGGGCTGAGGTGGTCAACACCCCGAGCAAGATCGCGCACGTGATGCGCTCAACTCGCTCGATGGTCCTGCCGATCAGCCGTCCAGCCATGGTTTGCCTTCGCCTCTTGAAGGTGGGTCGTGGTCAGGGTCAGTGGTGCAGGTGGAGCTGCACTGCTGGCCTGTTTTTGTCATGGGTTCACACTGCTTGTCATGAGGCCTGCTGGGGCCCGCGCGTGTGAAAATTACTTACTTGGGTTTTGAGTGATTTTTGCGCGAAAAAGCCGGGCTTATTTTTCCCCGCTCAGACTCACCCCCCGTAGGAAGGACCCATCGAATTATCGCGCATCGCTGTCGCGTGGTGTGCATCGTGTCGCTCCTGTTCATCTATCCACAGCCGCATCCTGCAGGCAGTGCGCCCTCGTCGATGTCTGGTGCATCCGGCCCCACCGAGTCGGCGACGACTGCGGAGGCGTACACCCAAGGACCTCGCACACCAGAGACAACACCGTCGCTCGACCGCACGCCGAGCGTCACCGTGGTGCCGTTGGCGAATGGACCAACGTCGTCGCGATGGATGCGAGTGTTTCGATAGCTCACGGTCGATAGGATCGTGGCCAAGTCCCCGGCCTCGGCCACCTCAAACGCCACGGGCTTGAGCTGGTTCGTGTCGCTCGTCAGATCCTCGATCGCGTCCCAGCCGATCGCCACCAGCCCCGCCGCCAACACCTCGGCGTATACGTTCGTTGGCTGGATCATCCCCTGATCCACCGACCCGCCCGACCCGATCTCCACCCCGATCGTCTCCACCTCCGACTCACACCCGTACTCATTGACGGCCGACACGCCCAGCGTGTAAGACCCCTCGGCCAGCAGCCCGTCCAGGTCAAACGCAAACGCCGTCGCCGGCGACACCGGCAGCGGCTGCGTCGCCACCAGATAACCCGTCGCCTGGTCATACAGACGCATCCCCGGCGGCGGGCAACCCACGACAAACAGCAGCAGCTCGGCTAAACGCATGACGCTCCTAACCCCGACCCACAATCAAGAACCGCACGTTGTCCGCCGGGGCACTCGGCAACGCCGGGGCCACCGTGAACGCCAGCCCCGACCCGTCGTAATCCACGATCGGACGCGCGACCCCCGCCAACGCCCCGCTCTGGAACACGACCAGCGCCCCGTTGTAGAAGTCGTCCGTGGTCGACAACCCCGACGCCCCGACAAACACCGTCGTCGTCGCCGACGCGTCATCCACCTCGCCGGCCACGCCAAGGGGCTCGCCCAGGGTCGGGTGGGCCGACAGCGGGTGCCCATACGTCTCGAACTTCACCGTGTCGTCGTCGAACTCGCCGCCGGCCGCGTCATGGATGCGGATCGACCCCCGCGCACACGTCGCCTCCGCCGCACTGATCGGCAGGTTGATCTCGTCGTTCGTCCACGTCGGCGTCGTATCCAGCGCGCCATACGTGCCGCCGTCCTGGCTGACGTTGTAGTCGCCCGCCGCGATCGTCGGCGAGCTGGTCAGGTAAGCGCCGGCCAGCATCAGCGGCCGGCGAAGCGTCACGGCAGCGCCGTAGGGGATGAGCTGTGGCATATCAGATACTCCGGTTAATTGCTCGGTTGGTTGTTCGGTCGGTCGCAGAGCGGCCGATTGCCAGCTCCGCCTTCATCGCCGCCGCAAGTGACGACATCCCCGCCGCGGACAGGTGCACGCCGTCCCCCGAGTCGTCGCCACTCGGCAGCGTGTCCTCGGTCGTGTCACGCATGCGCGGCTCGGTATCCAGCACCTGCACGCCGTTGACCGCGCCCCACGCCCTGATCCAGCCACGAATATTCGACGCAGCCGTGCGCTCGCCAGCGTCACGACCAGGAAGCGGCGTGCCCGTCGTAAGCACCAGCTTCGATCCCACGGCCTCAACCAGCGTTTTCAAGTCGTCCAAGTCGTCTTCGTACCCCGACTGGCTATAGCCCTGTTTGCAGTCGTTGGCGACGGTGTCGTGGATGTAGTAGGTCGGCCGGAGTGATTGGTAGTTCTCGGCAAGGTCGAAGTCGCCCGCGCCGGTGGACCATGTTGTGCTGCCGATCCAATCGGCGAGTTTCGACGCCCCGACCGCGACACTCACGGCACCGTTGCCGAAAAGCCGCCCCAGGTCGTAGCTGGCCGAGTAGTCGCGGATGCCGTTGGTATGGCTGTAAGGCGAGCCGAACGTGTCGGCCGTGGGGTTGTGCCCCGCCGGCACCGACGATCCACCGATCGCGTAGGTCGGCGCGGCCGCTGCCAAGCCCACGATCTCCAAGTTACCGACGGCGAATCGCTCGTCGATCTCGATCGTTGCAAACGGACCGTCACCGCTGGAATCGCCGAGGAACGTCGCGATACCCGACTGCGGGGCGTGGTCGCCAATCACCATGTCGTGGCCTGTGTCCGTGGCCGCGGCCGTGCCCGTGAGGTTTAGCGAAGTCTGACTGGCGATCGACGTGATCTGCGCGTGTCGGTAGTTGTCGACGTCCCCCCCGTTGTAAATCGTGGCCCAATCGTCGGCCGCTGCATCGGTTTGGAATGTCGCCGAGGCGTCCGTGTAGGTTGCGCTCGACGCGGTGGTGGCCCCGAAGAACTCACTGGCTTTGAGCGGGTAGCAGTTGATCGCGGTGTTCGTGAAGATCGAGAAGCCGGAAGAGGTTTTACATCTGATGGCGATGAAGTCACCGGGCTGGTACGCCGGGGGGTCGGTGAATAGAAGGTCGAAAAAATCACCGCTGGCCACCAGCCGCGACTTGGCGATGTTTTCGGAGCGGTCGCGGATTTCATGCGAGCCCAGCGACGTGCTGCCGTCGATGATGCACACCTGAAACACCGTGATATTACTGCCCGACAGGTCGAGGTCGGTCGAGGACGCCCGGAGCCGGATGGCTTTGAGTGTGCCCTGACCGGAGAGCCCGAGCATCCCGGTATCAGGGATATACATCCGCTCGGTCGTCGTGGCGAAAAGGCCATACGGACGCTGCACCACCGCCCGGGCCATATGCGGTGGCGTCACGGGCACGGCAACAACCCCGAATAGCTCATTGGCTTTCTCGGAGTCGCCAGTCAACGCGGGAATCGCGTTGCCGTAGATCTCGGTGAGGGTGGTCGCGCTCATCGGCCGAAGTGCTCCTGGACGGTGGCGATGCGTTCAGCAACGCCGGGATCTAAAGGGTTGCCCTTGTCGTGGAACCAAAGCATGACCTCGGTGATGCCCGCTGCCCGTAGCTGCCCGCAGATCGCGTCTAGGTAGTCGATGTCACACAGGACGATCGAGCCATCCGGCGTGAGAGCGTGCGTCCAGACAATCGGGACCACGTCGTGGCCGGTGGCCTTGGCGACCTCGAGCATGGGATTCAGCCACACCTCCACGTCCAACAGCTCGGGCTATCGCGGCGGGTAGCAGACCGGCGTGATCGCGTCGATGTCGAGCGAGGCCATATCCAGCGCGGTGAGTGTCGCCTCCATGTCGGCGCGGCGGCTAGCGGAAAACGCCGCCTGCTCGGGGTCGCCCCGGTCAGCTTCCAACTCGGCGATGTGCAGTTCGTCGTCTCGCCCGCAGTGCTGGTACAACGCGATTCGAGCGTTCGGGGCTTCTTCACGGATGCGGGCGAAGCTGGGCTTGACGACCCCGAGGTAAGCATCGACGGCATGATCGCGGCGAGGCAGGGCCTCATAGTCAACGAGGACCGGACCGCCCGATTCTTTCGCCCGTTCCAGCTTGGGCACCTGCCGGCCGGGCAGGTCATAGTCGATGTTGACCAGCACCTCCGACCGCTGGAACGCATCGGGGTAAGCCGCAAGCAGTGTCGGGTGGTGGGTGTAAATCGTCGTCTCCACCGCCGGCTCGGGACGCGGCAGCTCGCGGGCGCTGATGGCCGACTCCACGATGCGGCGTTGGATCAGCCAGTATTGCCGCTCGGCGTCGTCACCGCTTGCCTGTGCGGCCGCACGGCGGTCCTCGCAGGCGTCGCGGAGGTCGCGTTGGAGTTGGGCGATTTCGGAATCGGTGAGGGTCACCGTTTTTTCCTCCGCTGTTTGTTCTTCACAGCCCGACCACGCCGGTGCTTACACTTTGTGTGGGGCTTTGCGCAGGCATTTCGACGAGGGGATAAATCAATTAGCGGCATAGGACCGACATCAACAGGTGGCCTGATCGCCATTGCAATCGCGGGGAGCATGGCAAGCATTCGCGTTGTGCGTCGTTCGCTCATCGAGTTGTCACCCCTTCCAGCAGCCACGGCACCATCCCCACCAGCGGCCCGTCGTAGTCCGCAGGCCGTCGTGACGCCACGCCCTGCTCGATGCGGTTGCCCCGCAGCGTGAGCTGGTCGTGGTCCGAGTCCCGCGTCAAGGGCTCGGCACCCCGCGCCATCGGCCAGTTCTCCAGCACGTTGTTCTGGATCAGGACGTCGCCCATGGGTTTGTCTGTGGATAGCCGGAAGGCGACACGATTGATCTCGTTGCCCAGGTCGATGAGCAAGTTGTCTTCAATCACCGCATCATCCACCTGGCTCAGCTTGACGGCGTGACCGACCTCGGCCCCACCGGGGATGACTCCGCCGTGGTCGGTGAAGACGTTGCCACGCACCGTCACGCGGCGGATCACGATCGCGTCCGTCTCGTGCCCGTCATCGCCGTGCGCAGTAACCCCGTCAAGGTTGCCGATGAACAAGTTGCCCTCGACCAGGATGTCAGACACCGCGTCTGCTTCGTCGCTGCGGATCTTGATGCCCATGTTCGAACCGCGGGAGAACACGCTGCCCGAGACATGGATGTTGCTGCACTGCGAGAAATAGACGTTGTGGTTGAATCCGGTCCGCCCCGCCCGGCGGGCTGTCTCATGCCAGCCGTTGTGGTCGAAGACACAGCGATCAACGGTCACGCCGTCGACATACTTGGCGTACAGCCCCTGGCTGTGGCCTGTCTCCTTGTGGTCGGCGTAGGCATGGGTGAAGACGCAGTCGCGCAGTGTGACATTGCGGATGGTCTCGTTGCCTGTGTGCCACAGGTTCATGTTGTTCGAGAAGTGGGACAGCTCGACTCGCTCGAAGCGGATGTCCTCGCCGGGGCGTCCCCACCAGATGCCCACCTGGGTGGTCTCGGTGCTCTCGAAGTCGGGGTGGGCGGGGTCGCGATAGTTCGCGTGCGCCCTCAGGTCTTGGAAGACGACATGAGACACCTCTCCGTCACCCGACGCGGAGACCAGCCCGTTGCGGTCGTCTCCCGGCAGAAACAGCGGAGGGGGCAGCGTGGGGTCGCCGTAGGCCCCGACGACCATCGGCTCTTCGGCCGAGCGGCCAGACAGCGACCACCGGCCGATGCTCTCGCGGTAGACCTGCCCGCGCTCGAACAGCAGGCGGTCGGGGTATCCGTCCCGCAGTTGGGCTTTCGCGTCGCCGAGGTCGTCGCCGGGCGCGACGCGGATCGTGCGGGCATCGCCGGGCACAGGGTCGGGGGGGGCGACAGGCGGCGGGGCAGCGTTGGGGGAGGCACTTCCCCGATACCGCGGCGGGTCGATGCGGAATGTCCGGCCGTCGTTCTCGCGCGACCACGCCTGACCCTCACGGATGGCGACGTGCAGCTCGTTGTGTGAGCTAATCGGCTGGTCCTGGTCATCGACCAACTCGTACCGGCCCTCGCGGACCAGCTCATCGGCCATCGCCACCCCCGCAACCATCAGCGCGGCAACGAGCGCCGCCAGTACGACGACGAAAACACGCCGACGCCGGGCTCGCTCGACCTTGTGCCGCTCGATGGCGGCGAATACATCGCCGGGATGGACTCCGAGCGATCGGGCAAACGTGGCCTCGGATTCTTTCAGGCGGGTCTTGTCGGTCATTGTTTTAGCTCCCGTATGGCCTGCTCCATCTTCTCCGCGATCTTCTCCATACCCTGCCGGTGCGCCTCTACGTGGCGATCTGACCGCTCACCCCATTCCTTGCGCTCCTCGGCGTGCCGGTCGTCTTGCTTTTCCTGCCGTGCCATCACGCGATTGAGAACGAGCCAAAGCACGACAGCGAGAGCGCCGAATCCCCCGAGCTCACCCAGCCATGACAGGTCGCTTCCCATTAGTCATGCACCTGCGCGACGACGCGCCCGAGGTGGATCGAAGATGCCATCACGACGCCCAGCGACACCCAGCGCAGCACGGTCTGCCCGATCACGGGGAAGTCCGGCAGGGAACCGAACAACTCCAGCGAAGCGAAGACGGTGACGATCACGTTCGCGGTGAACTCGCCCAGCAGCATGAAGGCGACGGCCCGGCCCACGCGGTGGCGTGAGCGGATGAAGTACCAGAACAAGGCGAGAGACAGGGCGGTTGCCGAGCAGCCCAGGGCGACGGTCAGAATCAGGAGCGTGTGCATCATTCGGTGATCTCAAACGGGCAGCTACGCCCAAGGGGCCGTGCGATTTTTCAGTTACCCGGCAGCGCCTGCGCGACTTCCTTCACCGCCTCCGCGGCCTCGACCACCGCCCGCGCCATCGCGTCGGCCCCCTGGTACGCGTCGACCTGGACCGTCGTCTCCTCGGTCACGCGCTGGACCACCTCACCCGTCGCCGGGTCGATCGTCTCCGTGGTCGTGCGCCGCTCGACGTTCAACGCGCCGAAGGCCGTGTCCTGGCCGTTGTTGCGGTAGGACAGGCCATTGGCCGCCGAGTAGTCGATGGACCGCGAGCCGCAGCCAGCGAGGCACAGCAGGGCCAGGGCCAGCAGCGGGGCCAGGGCGAAGGACAGCCAGCCGACGGTGAGGACGGTTCGTTTCATGGGTTCATGATTCCTTTACGGGTGCCCGCGTTCCAGGGCTTCCAGCCGAACAGGCGCACCGCCCGGTACGCGGCCTGCGCACGTGCGGTGTTGACCCCCGACGCTCGGAGGTTGCGATAGAACTCTTTGTCCGCCTGCTTACGGGTGAGGCGACGACGCTTCACGCCGTCGGAACGGGCGGGCGGGTCGTAGCGCGCGTCGTGCGCGAGGGCCGCGCCCAGCGCGTCGGTGAAGCGGGCGAGGATGTTGTAGAACGCCCGCGGCACGCTCGCGCCGTCGGTGATGTAGCCCGCCGGCACGTACACACCAAACGGTGCAATGTCCCACAGCACGATCGCGACGGTGGGGCCGATGTGCAGCAGGGGCAGCCCGCCTCCCCAGCCCTCGGGGATCGAGTCGAGGTCTACCGTCGCCGCCTCGGCCAGCACCTCGCGCATGACAACAAGCCGATCGTCGATGAACGTCGCGGCCTTGGAGCTGGATGGGTGGTTGGTGGTGCGCAAGCTAAGCCCAGGAGCTGGGGCTCAGAGCGCGCGGGGACTATACACCTGCGCCGAGGTGAGGTCAAGAACTTCTTATGACGAAACACCAGCAGGCAGGCATTCTGCCGCCTGTTCGTCCAGCCGCACCAGCACCGCCGACGCTTTGACGAGCCGGCCGCTTCGGATGTGCTCGGCGAGCAGCCGCATCTTGTGGGCCTCGCTCCGGATGTGGGCGGCATACCCGTCTTCGCCGCAAGACTCCTCGGCAGCAGCGTCGGCTTCCCACTCATCGGCGACCAAGGCGATGAGCTTGGCGGTGCGTGCGGGGCTTTGGGTTGCGGCGGCAGCGGTCATGGAGAGCTCCTTGAGGGTGTGGTTCGTCGAGGCGCTGGTGTTGTACCTTGGCCCCGCCTTTGTTCAAGGGGGTTTGCCAACTTTCGCTGCTTATTCTTCAGATTCTTTGAGGCGGGCGTTTTCAGCCCAGCAGGGCGGCTGCGGAGAGGACGACCACGCCGGCACCGATCACGGCCAACACCCACACGATCGGCAGCCGCCACCAGGGCGCGGGGAGTTTTCGCAGGGGCCGGGGGCCATCGGCATAGGGCCACGTCTCGCCGCACTCAGGGCATCGGTCGGGGGAGCCGGTCAGGTCGTAGTGGCAGTGGGGGCAGTAGATCGGCCCATCATACGCTCACTCCACCACCCCAGCAGGATCGCATCCCCTACATCCCCGCCGCCGTCGCTCCTGGCCTGGGCCGCGTAGGCCGGGCACAGACGCGCCAGCTCCGCCACCCGCTGCTTCTTGGGCCGGCCCCGGGTCCAGGTGTTGGGATCGATCGTCTCGACAGGGCAGCCGGCGTGGTCCCGGGCGCACTGCCAGAGGGCCCCAGCCGCCGCGCCGTAGATGCTCTGGCCCGCGCCACCCGAGCGCCGGTTGCCCGCGTGGATCTTCCCGCTGGGCATCTCGATCAACACCCGGTCTGGACCCACCTCATCGAGCAGCTCGCGGAGGTCCTGGGCCATCTGCGCGATGCGCTCGTAGGGCGGGGCCGACTGCGGCTTGGGCGTGAAGTACCCGGCCTCGAGGATGTCTGCCGGCGTCGGGCCGGTGACCAGGGCGTAGCCGGTGCGCGTCGAGCTGGGGTCGAGGGCGAGGAGCTTCACTACATGAACCTCGGACTGGCCATGTCCGCCACATGCAAGATCAGCAACGAGTCCAAATCTATCGCCTCGTATCCGATCCCCAGAGGACGACACCACTCCTCGTCGCTGGGCTCGTAGATCCAGTACCGCTCGACGGGGAACCGCCAAACCGTGGGATGCTTCGGTACATACACCGAGGTGTAGATCCGCTCACCTAACAATCGATCCAAGGAAGGTTTGGTCGATCCCCCACGATCTGGGCTGGGGGACGTTGTGATCCCTCCGTGCTCCCGCGCCAAAGTATCGCGCAGAAGCCGGAAGCTCTCTGGGTGCATCACCATCATGACGGGCCTCCTGTTGAAAGTCGCAATCCTGCTTCCGCTGCAGCCGCCTCCCACCGATCCCTCGACCACGCATCACCCGTCCGCTCGCCCTTGCCCTGCAGCAGGCGAAAGGCGTCCTCGGCGTCACCCTTTGCCAGCTTCATCGCCGAGCAGGCCAGCTTCGCGTCGGCGCTCAGCTCACAGGCCCGCGGCACAAGGCGCGGCGCCTTCACCTCGGGCACCTCGTCCCACACCGGCGGGTGCAGGTGCTCGGCCAGCCGGACCCGCGCCCGCTCCTCCTGGGCCTGGGTGACGTTGATCCACAGGTGGCGGTTGATCATCGCCGCGAACATCGCCGCCGGTTTGTCCCCGACCTCCAGAGCACGCTCGGCCGCGGAGACGATCCACAGCAGGCCGCGTTCACCGTCTGTGCCGTCGAGCCGTAGGTGCTCGCACTTGGCGTGGAGTTCGACCAGGAACCCGGTATCGCGGAGGTCGGCCGTGGTCACATGCGGGCAGCGGGGCTTCCCTGCACCCCGCCCGCCAGATTTTGAATCACCACCACCATGGTTCGAACCATGGTTTTTATACCTAGACGTAACACAGGGATTATGGGGACGGCCATTTTGACCGAGGGGCTCGGCCACATTGACCGAGGGGGTAGGACACTTTGGGGGGGTAGGACACTTCTCTGGGGGGGGTGGGTCACTTTGCTGTGAGCCGGGCCGGGAGTCGGCATTTGGCGCGGACGACGCGCTGGTAGTGCCCTGGGTCTTGTGCCCAGGGGCTTCGGACTCAACACCGGGATCTTGGCCCGGCTGATGGAACATCTCGGCCTGCTGGCCAGACTCGAGGTGCTGTGTGACGAACTGCCCGTCGTCACGGCGGGTGTAGACGCGGACCTGCTTGTGGGCCCGCTTGGATTCGAGGCCCCCGGGCTTGCCCGGGATGCCGTAGATGTTGCAGAGAGGCCGACGCGCCATCTTCATCGCCTTGTTCGTTGCGACGAACGTGGGGACGACGAACCCCAAACTGGTGAGCTTGGCGAGGTGTCGGGTCAGAGTCCGGGCGCTAACTCGGGCGCTGTGCTGGAGCTGCAACCCGCCAAAGCATCCCGTGAGGTTGCCATCGTCGTCGGGACGGCAGTCGTTGGCGATGGCCTGGAGCGTCGAGACGTGCTCCTTGCGGAGCTTGTCATAGGCAGGGTGATCTAGGATCCACCGAGGCAGGTGGCTGTGCCAGGCGTTGCGGGGGCGGGGCGCGGGCTGGTTCATGAGCACTTCGCCTCCCCTGCGAGCTCGG